GTCAAGAACACATTCAACACGCTAGAAAAGGTCTATCTGTCCAGTAAATACCTAAGATCACGATTCGAACATACTAGATTCACAGATGCTGAGATGAATCTGACAAGAAAGCCTAGAACCAAGAAAGAGATCGAACTGTATGAGAAGCACGTCACTCAAGAGGGCAATAAACCAGAGACAATGCCAGATCGCATGAAGCGAACGTTCTCCGTCAAGGGAGTCGGAGCTGAAACTGGTACTCGTGGTACTCGTGAAGCATTGAGCCGACCTCAGTTCGCGATCTTCGATGACTTGGTAGCTGGTGAAAAGGATGCAGAATCAGAAACGATCCTCGGAAACATCGAAAGCACTATCGACTCAGACGTACTCAAGGGTCTAAGCGGCAACGGACACTTCGCGATCCTTATAGGTACACCTTATAACAAGAAAGACCCTGTCTATAAACGGATCGAAGAGGGGACGTGGCTACCAGTCGTGTTCCCAAGAGCTAGAGAGATGTACGAAGGGATAACGCCAGAAGAGTTCGTGTCAGTGTGGAGCGATCGTCATAAATATGCGAACTGTGTTCGTGACTTCGAAGATGCGATGATAGCCAAGAACGCTGGGAATGGAATGCCGATGCGGAAGCTGATGCAAGAGTACTATCTGCGGATCAGTAGCGACGAGGATCGGATGATCTCAGACAAGATGATTAACTGGTATAAGCGCGACAAGATTATGAGCAAGCTCAATCAGTACAATCTGTACATGACGACCGACTTCACGACTACTGGTAACTCTGGATCGGACTTAAGTGGTACAGCTATGTGGGCACTAGGGTCAAACAACGACTGGTTCCTGCTAGACCTAAGTCTGCGCAAGAAAGAACTGACAGAGCAATACAAAGACGTGTTCTCGATGGTGAATACGTGGACGAGATATAACTACCGAGGGATCACTGCTGGGATCGAGGTAGACGGCGGGCAGAGGGCTCACATACAGGCTCTAAAAGACAAGATGGTAGAAAGGAACGAGTGGTTCACGATCGGGTCACAGAGAGGCGCCAAGATAGGCTCAGAGGGGATCATGTCAAGACTCGAAGGTGGTAATAAGCACTGGAGATTCAGGCTGTCTCTACCGCTCTTCCAGAACCACAAGATCTGGTTTCCAGAAGAGCTCAAAGAAACTCCTGACATGAAAGAGCTGATCGAGGAACTCGAGTACGTAACATACCAAGGGTTCGGGTCAAAGCACGATGACGGCGTGGACCTAATCTCACAACTGATGATGATGGAAACAATAACTCCGCCAGTGTCATTCGAAGAAGAAGAGCTGGACAGCAAGCCACTCAAAAGACGATCAGGAATGTGGGCGCATCATGATCTTGGAGAAGATGGTGATGATGATCAAGGTGCCTACTCAACTTATATGTAAATGTGCTATAATGCTGGCAATATTCAGAACCACAAATCGGCGCACTAGCTGTGGTTCTAAGAGCTAAAACGAAGGATAGCTGATGACACTTGGATTCTTAAAAAGCGTAGTAAAGGGACTGTCACTAGGTGACACAAATCCTCCTGCCGATAATGCGGTGTTCATCGGACTGCTTGCGTACGCCTACAATATGATAGGCAACAAAGCAGAGTCCTTCCATCTTCTCACACTGAATCGTCGTCAAGATCTGCTGCGGATGGCAAGCGGAGACTACTTCATGCGAGTGCCAGCCCTGCCTACAAAAGATGAGGACGAACTAGACATAGATGATGAGCTAGGATTCGTAGCTGCTCGATACATCTGCTCAATGACTACTGAGAAAAAAGTAGGTCTGCATGAGCAAAAAGCTGAAGAGCTAATCCGAGACTACAATGGTAAAGTGTATCAAATCCTGCAAGAGGTGCGATACGACTACCGTGACAAAACTGCAAAATACTCTGGTGGACGAAACTTTGATGAGCTGATTCAGATACCAGATCCAGGAGTGATAGAATAATGGCAGTACCTACCTCATACCTATATCCGTATGGATCACCTGCAATAGGCTCTGGAGCGTTCCCAGACAATGATCTAAAGCCTATGGAGTACGACAGTCGTGTAACATCAAATGACATGCTACGTATCGGAGCCAAGCTAATGCATCAGGCTCCTGCGTACGTACGAGAAGAAAATCTACTCGGAGAAGGCGTCTATACATGGGAACCAGAGTTCATCACAATGATAGATGAGTCGTTCGCAAACGGAATCAAGTCAAACTTCAGCAAAGACCAAGGCGCACTGTTCACCCAATACATGACGTTCCTACAAAATGGAGCAACAGTCGACACTCCTGAAGCTGTTCTAGCTTTAGATGAATACCTAGGGAGCAGATAAATGGCAGATATGACATTCGCAGAACATGTAAATATTGTAGCAAATCTAGATAACTCTCTATCGATGAGTGCGTCACTAAACCGCAGCGCAGTGGCTCTAAAAGTCGGAAGCACGTATGATGTTGTCTCTGTGCTATCTGTGCATAATAGAACCACAAATCAGACTGAGCATACAACGATAAGTGGCACCATGGCTAGTGACACAATAGGTGCATACCTGTCACTGCTTGAGTCAACAATCGAAGCTGCGTACCCGATAGCTGTAACAACAAGCATTACATCAACTGTGTCGCAAGTAGCTACGATGAATACTATTGGCGTGGAGCTCACACTCAGTGGTTCTGCATACTACGTACGTGCGCTAAATATGAAAGTGTCTCTAGCTGGCATAGAGCAATATAACATAGATGCTGAGCTGGTAAATCCACTAGAGCTAACTCCTAAAATGTTGGAGCTAACACCAGATGTGCTATTGGCAATCGATACTATAACTGGCAACATCGCCACAATAGATGCAGTCTCTAGTAATATAGCAGATGTCAATACTGTCGCTGATAATATCGTCAACCTAAACACTGTGGCTAGCATCCAAAACCTAGCTAATATGACAACGGTTGCAAACGATCTAAATGCTATGGATCTTAATGGCATAGCAGACGTAACTGTAGTTGCAAACAATTTAATACTTGGTGCGAATAGCTCAATCAATCGTGTAAGCGCATCAATCGATAATGTAAATACTGTCATGAGTAATATCACGAACATAGACGCTGTAGCTGCAATAGATGGCAGCGTGACCGCAGTGGCTCTGATTGATGATAGTGTGGTATCTGTAGCTGGGAAAATAGCTGCAATCGAAACAGCCAATGCGAATGCTACAAATATCAATACAGTAAGCGGCTCAATCGACAACGTGAACAGTGTAGCAACAACAATCGTGCCTAACATCGCAGAGATCCTAGAAGCTGATACAAATGCTGCTACTGCTACAACAAAGGCTTCTGAAGCTTTAGCTAGTGCTAATGCTGCTGATGCTAGCGAGCTACTAGCAGAGAAGTGGGCAAGTGAAGTCGTCGACACTGTGGTTCTAAATGGTAAATACAGTTCGTATCACTGGGCCACAAAAGCTAGTGAGAATGTAGCTCCAGCTCTGTCGCATGCAGCACGTACTGATAATCCACATGCAGTGACAGCTGCTCAAGTTGGTCTTGGTAATGTTAGCAATACTGCTCAAGTAACTGCAGTAAGCGGTACCGCTCCAATCGTGTCAAGCGGAGGAACAACTCCAGCTATCAGCATATCTGCAGCAACTACAGCAGACCCTGGTTCTATGAGCGCAGCAGACAAAACTAAGCTTGACGGTATAGAAACTAATGCCAATAACTACGTGCTGCCTACTTCTGTAGTACATGATAACGAGAGTGGAGCGCTTCATGCTACAGATGCTCTACGGGTAAGTGGAGCAACACTATCACTGTATAAAGGTGACGGTACGTTTGAGTCTGTAACGACACAAGATACTATTTATGTACATCCTGTCACTGACGGAAATCTACATGTACCTGCAACAAGCACTACAAATAATGGAAAAGTGCTGACTGCTGGTGCAACTGCTGGATCGTTAAGCTGGGTAACTCCAGCCGCGACAGATCTGACAGTAACAGCTGGAACCACGGCTGGGCCTACTCTAAATAGCTCAACTGGAGCAGATGTAGTGGTTCCATCAGCAAGTGGTACTGAGTCTGGGGTGGTAACAACTGGTGATCAAACATTCGCTGGTGTCAAGACTCTAACATCACCAGTACTAGTCACGCCTTCGATAGGGGTAGCAACTGGGACAAGCTTTAATTCAATCACTGGACTAGCAACTGTAGCTCCAGTAGCTCCAGCTGTAACCGCGGCAGTAGGAACATCGACGTTAACAGCTAGACAGGATCATGTACACCCAACTAACTTTACGGCTACAGCTGCTGACATTAAAATTAATGGCGCTCAATCGGTAGGCACGCTAGATACATTCCCAAGAGCTGACCATGTACATCCAACTGACACAAGTAGAGCAGCAGCAGCGACGACAGTGTCTAAAGATTCTGATACTGGTGTTGCATACTTACCAGCAGGGACTACTGCCCAACGACCAACTCTTGCTTCAAATGTTCGAGCTATTAGGTATAATGTAGATCTTTCTAGTTTTGAAGGATGGGGTGGTACTTCATGGGGAAGCCTAGGTGGCGGTGCTACTGGTGGTGGTACTGATAATGTGTTCAATGAAAATGAGTATGTAGTCACTACGAACTATACGATACCAGCTGGTAAGTCTGCTGTAACAGTAGGTGATGCTAGTGGTAATGTAACAATAAATGCTGGTGTAACTGTTACACTAGATTCTAATTCTAGATGGGTGGTGTTATAATGGCAAGTATAGGCGCAGATATTAATGGTGTATTGAATGTCAACGGTGAGCCAATAGGAAGTGTGTTGAAGAAGCCTTTTATGGGTGCTCCATTATTTAGTAAGGCTTCTGTATCAACTATAACAATTCCAGTTGGAACAGCTGTTATGGTGAATGGTAAATGTATATCAGTAGTTACTACAGCATATACTCTCTCCCTAAACAGCGTAGGGGTGGGTGCACTAGATACAGGTGTTAAAGCTGCAGGAACGGATTACTATGTTTATGCCCTCGAAGCTGGTGGGTTTATTCTTTCTGCCAATGCCACAAACCCTACGGGATACACGACTGCGAACTCTCGCCAAATCGGTGGGTTTCATTATGGTGTTATTCCTGAAGCGTTTACGGCTATCAACAACATCGTTGCGGCAGATGCTACGAAGATCGCTGGTATCAATGCGTACTCTTTTTGGGATTTGAAGTTTAGAGCTTCCAATGGTGATAACCGTGGTATGTTCAAAGCCAATACTGGTAAATGGTATGACCTCTATTTGCTCAATGTGGATCATCATACTTTTGGTACATCGGCGGCAGGAAAAACCATCGCTGGGGGTACGGTACTCAATGGTCGTAACTTCCCTAAAATTCCTACCTTCTACGGTGGAAACGGTACAACTACCTACGGAACGCTCACATGGTTTGAAGCTGCAGAGATTGGTAAAGCATACGGAAAAGACATGATCTCGTATGAAGAGTTTTGTGCCATCGCTTATGGGGTTCTCGAAGCATCATCCGCAGGTGCAGCGGATACAGGTGTCACTCAACACCTAGCTAACTATACCTCCAAGTTTGGTATGTGTATGGCTACTGGGTGTGAGTATATTTGGGGTAAATATTTGATCGGACCAGTTGGTGGCGCGTGGAATACCAATACTGAGGGGAGAGGTCAAATTTACAATGCTTCTCTCATCGGGGCTCTCTTCGGCGGCTATCGTGACTATACTGTGGAGTCCGGCTCCCGCGCTTCGTTTTGGGCTACTACGGTTTGGAGTACGGGTTGGAATATTGGTTGTCGTTACGCCTGTGACCACTTGGAGCTTGCGTAATGAGCGGAAGCGAATGGAGGCTCTAAATGGGACGCGATAGTTTGCTGGTCATCATCGAAAAATACGACGGGTTTATCAACTACATCTACCCTGTTGTACAGAACATGGAGCGCAAGCACGGTACTGTAAAAGCGATGATCATCCAATCTATCTTTATACAAACAGAGCTTTTTTATAAAGCTCTTAAATCAGATCAGAAATCCAAACTGCACGAAGCAGATGCAAACTTGGCGACGATACGGTATTGGTTGCGATTTATGGCGAACGATAAACGTCGCTTTATCTCACAGCATCAACACCAAGTCGCATCGATCAAGATCGATGAAGTGGGAAAAATACTCGGCACTTGGATCAAGAGATGATTCAGGGTGAAATGAGATATACGGCTATCTTCGGCGGCAATCGTGACAATACTGTGGAGTCCGGCTCCCGCGCTTCGAATTGGAATAATACGGTTTGGAATACGAATTGGAATATTGGTTGTCGTTACGCCTGTAACCGCATACACAATGCACTCGACTATCTCATGGGATATTCGGTGCGGTCACTCTTGCAGTGGTTAGCTCATTTTTCCCGCGTAAGCAAATACATTACGAGGTTCGTACAAGGTGGAGTAGTGAAAACGAAAGATCAAGACGACATGGCGGCAGTTTATGGGTACTAAACACAAACATCTTTATGAGAAGATTTACAACATCGACAACCTGCGCAATGCTTATAAAAAAGCGGCACGCGGAGGAAACAAATACACCATCGGAAACCTAAAGTTTCAAGAAGATCTCGAAGCCAATCTCTATGCACTCCAGCAAGCGCTCATCAATGAGACGTATGCCCATGGAGCGTACAGTCAGTTTGAAGTCTATGAACCTAAAAAGCGGATTATCAATGCGCTTCCGTTTGCGGATCGTGTCGTACAACACGCGATCAACAACATCATAGAGCCTATTTTTGATAACGTCTTTTATTCATGCACGTATGCTTGCCGAAAAAACAAAGGGACGCATGCAGGGGTAAGAGCCGTACAATCAACGATGAGACAGATGGAAAAAGAGGGAGAGGTGTTTTTTCTAAAGATGGACTTCTCCAAATATTACGCAAGCATTGATAGAGGCGTTTTGTTTAGAGAGATAGAGCGAAAGATCAGCGATAAAAAAGTGATCGCATTGCTGGAGCAGTTCGGTGATCGTCACGGGGTCGGTATCCCTATCGGTAATCTCCTCTCACAGTTATGTGCGAATCTATACGGGCATATTTTCGACCGTCACATCAAAGAGGAACTAGGGATCAAACACTATTTTCGATACATGGACGATACGGTGATCCTAAGCCACGATAAAGATCACCTCAAAGAGTTACAGCATTATCTCGAATCGTTTGCTAAGACACATATGAAGTTAAAGTTCTCAAAATGGATGATCTCATCGGTGGGAAAGCAAGTCAATTTTTTAGGATATCGAATCACACCATCCTATAAGCTTATACGTAAAGATAGTGTTACGAGAGCAAAGCGAAAAGTAAAGCGGTATGTAGCGAACGGAGATAGTGAAAGTCTAAGAGCCTTTTTAGCCTCATGGCATGGACATGTACAAACGGCTGATAGCCATAATTTAAAATCAACAATAAGGGGAATGTATGAACAATGCGCTGCGTAAAACCGCAATCTCAAAAGCAACAGGCTTACAAGTCGGGTTTACGAATGAGTTTGTCGTAATGGAAAATGGGGAATGGAGAGCTTTGAGTGCTGCTGAGAATACGGCGGTGGATGCTGAATACCAAGGGTTGGTATTTACTGAGACCAAAACGACGTATGAAAAAGCACTCGAAGATCACATGAACAAAAAAGCCAATGAGCGCGGATACACAACGATCCATACTGCTTCACTGCGTGCCGCACTGGTTAACTCCCCCTATTATGCTGAGGGGGTAGCGTATGGGGAGTGGATGGATTTGTGTAACGCCAAAGGGTATGAGATTTTAGCAAAGGTACAAGCTGGCGAGATTCCATTGCCGGACGAAGTTGAGTTCATCGCTATGATGCCAGTGTTGGTATTGCCATGAAATCATTTATCCTGATGCTTATCGCCATCGCGCTCGTATCGGCTCTGTCGATCCCCGCTATCGTTGTTAATGTTCTGCGTAAAGTGTTCCGCAGTGAAAATATCAAAGAGTATTTCTATGTGATCGCTATCGGGTTCGATCAAGCGGGTGGATCGATCATTTATGGTCAAGAGGACTGGACGGTGAGCTCGTGGACGTATCATCTGCATAAGGGCGGGAATAAATATGCGACCGCTTTTATGAAGGTGATCGATGGGGTGTTTGGGGCTGGGCATTGTGAAGAGAGTTATAAGAATGAAATAAAAGTACAAGGACTACCGCGTGAGTGAAGCTATGGAACCTAGGGTGTCTCGTCTGGAAAACAGTCACAGTATGCTGCAACAAGAGCTGCACCAGATGAACAAGACACTCAGCAAGATTGAGACAGCGATCGAGAAGCAAAATGAGATCTCGGCGGATATACGTCTGCTGCGTCAAGAGTTTAAAGGTCATGCTCAACTCGAAGAGGAGAGCACTAAGCGTCAGAATGCACGCCTAGAGAAAGTGGAAATGAACCAAAGCCGTGTAGCATGGCTGGTGCTGGCTGCTGTGATCGGTGCGGTTATGACTTTTATTTTAAAGGCGGTGTGATGGCGGATTTTCAACGAGCGTATTTAAAGACATCGGCGTTTGAGGGGGGATATGCGAATCACCCGAATGACAAAGGGGGCGAAACCTATAAGGGGATCGCTCGGAATATGTGGTCACAGTGGGGCGGATGGAAGATCATCGATCGGTACAAAACCTCTCCGCTCTCCTCCAAGGCGATGAGCAATGTATTAGCCGGATCAGCGGAGCTGGAGGATATGGTCGAGGCATTTTATCGCGCTAATTTTTGGAACAAGATTCACGGTGATGATCTCATGAATCAGAAAGTCGCGGAGAACATCTATGATTTTGCGGTGAACAGCGGTGTGAGTCGGGCGATCAAGTATGCTCAACGTGTCGTCGGTGTAGCGGAAGATGGGATCGTCGGAGCCAAGACGATCAAAGCGATCAATGCAAATATCCATGATTTTGTAGAGAATTATAAATATGCTCGGATGCAATTTATCAAGAAGATCGTGGCGCGGGATGAATCGCAAAGTGTGTTCCTCAAGGGATGGACGAATCGGGTGGAGAATGCTTAAAATCATATCCGACTCAGTACGTCCGGTGCTGACGTATTTCGCGTTTTTCATGTATGTCGGGGTGAGTACCTATGGGGTGATTTACGGGCTCATCGATTTTCAGCTCTATTTTTCTCAGATCGGTACGATGGTGGGGATGATGGTGAGCTTTTGGTTCGGCGAGCGATCCGCACTGAAAAATCCAAACGGCGGAGAGTAGTGATGTGCATGGTACGAAACTGCTCAACTACAACTAAATACAAAGGATAGACAATGATAGAGGTATGGACTTCGATCATCATCACCGGTGTGCTGGTGATGTGGTGGGTGTTGAAGCGATGAGTGCGTTGATCTATTATCGTGAGATCGCGATCGGCGTACTGGTGATCGTGATCGGAGTGATGGGAATGGTTGTGAGCGGCAAGAACGTCACGATCGCTGAGATGGAGGGCGAACTCTATCAGACTAAAAGCGCTTTAGAATATCAAAGCTCTGAGCTGATGCAGCAAGATGC